ATTTGCTATCATCAAACTGATTCATATTGTAGCACACCCATTGACCATTCGTAAACAGGTAGTGATACTCTTCTGCACCAGCAGGTAACAGATACTCACACAGATCAGAGTCTAATCGAGGAGCAAGATCTTCGCCACGAGAAGAATAATACAGGGGACCAGTTTCTTCTAAAGTTTCATTGTTCCATCCTGCATTTGTCCACAGTGCAGAGATGTCACCACCATCAATCAGTTCTGATGCTTTATCATAACTGTTGAAATGTTCAACGAGTTTTACACCATTGAACTCGGGATATCCATCCCAGTGACAATACACAGAGAGGATAGAATCGTCTTTGAGTTGAATACCAATACGGGAACGAGTTGCCATTGTTAATCAATAAAGAGGGCAGAAGGAAGAAGTGAAACCACGAACCCATTGAAGAGTATCATAATAGGAACGTGGTTTAGACATTACCATGCTCTTATTTGTTTCGGGATTGAGAGCAATAGCAACGTATTTGTGATCACATTCTTGATACTCAGGAGTGACTTGTTGAATAAACATTTGACGTACAATACCTTCTTTCCAGTTGGTAGTGTAGTGAAAGACTTGATCCATTTGTGCAGTGCTCATACTATAGGTACACTTTCGAGGTGAGTAACTTTAATTGCCTGTTACCACGTTCCTCTTTGAACATGGATTTTGCGGATCTCTTGATAGATGAAATTACGAAGTTTAGTGTCGGTAGTGTTATCAAAAGCATGATACAGTCGAATTAAATACTCATCTTGTGTTGCGCATTTAATTGTTTCTTTGGTGCTCATTCCAATCTCATTCAGTGTAGAACCTGCCTTAACTTTGCTCTTGCCAAAGTTACCCGTGATGTTGCCAGATGTCCTCAGTTTGGGACGAATCTTTGAGAGGTTAGAGTTAGTCATCGTGCAACAATGTCCAGAGATTCCAACAGCATTCCCGAAAGTTCCATCTGGGTTTCCACATCAACCACAGGAATGTTTTCCATCACAAATTCACTTGCAATTTGTTCAAACAGATCCGTATTTTGAATTTCGGCAAACACATATTGGGCAAAGTCATTCTTGAAGCCATCGCACAGAAGTTTGAGTGATTTTGTAACAGTCAATTCTTTGATAGTGTCGTTCATTTTAGGAAAGATTTGTGTTTGTGTGTAAATCAAGCAGCATACAAATATGACCCGCTCCAATCTGCATTTTCCAGCAGGTATTCACGATCTTTGATCAATCGCAGATCATAACGTACACCTTGGGCAGGTGTTTTCCAGGAAGCAGACTTATAGACTTCGCCAGTGTTCTTATCAACAAAGCAGTGAACTGAACGTTGTCCACCACCATCAACAAAGATGACTTTGTGATACTTTTTGCCAGACTCGATGACATAATCGATGTCACACTTGCCAGACTTCAGTTCTTCAATCTTGCGAGCATGATGCTGCGATTGAACCGAATCAGTGGTGTCGTAAGTATAGTTCAGATTCTCGATCGATTTCTTATGACCGCGAATAGAATACTCACGATAGTTGTCTTTCAGTGCTTCAATCAGCAGATAAGTGTTCTTGAGAACGTTATCTGCAATGGTTTGTTGTGCTTGTGCTTGCATCGTAGGAGTGCTCATACTATAGGTACACTTTGAAGGTGAGTAACTTTAATTCTTACCAATTCTTTGCTAAAGTAAAATTCAACCTGCTAAACTCTTCACGATTCACAATCTTATACGTTCCGAACTTGTTGTGCATGACATAACCTTCATGATCACTCAGTTCTCCATCAATTTTACACGAAATATCAGTGTCAGATTCAATAAAGCAGAACAAATCCATCTTGATAGACTCAACTAACTTCCAAAGTCGCAGCACGTTGATGTCAACATCGTAATTTTCTGCAATTTCATGCTCATCAACCTCCTTACCTTCACGAATGTAGGAATTGATGACTTTTTTGAGTTCTGCTGCTTGTTTGTCGCTCACAAACGTGCAAAGTGTGCTCATTTGCTTGGCAAACTTGCAGAAGTCCTCAATATCATCACGATAAGGGCAGATAGACGCATCAGGTTGCACAAACAAGCATCGATCAGTGCTCTGCAGTTTCTGATACAATGGAGAAGCAGATACATTGCGAAGATCATCACCACCACTGTAGATTGTATGTGGTGCGATGATGAGATCCTGAGTGATTACCTCAGGGAACTTGTAAGTGATCGTGTTGGGACAATAAGTATCAGAACCCCCAGCACCAATAAAATCACCTTGATAGACAGCATTTGTGCGAGGAAGATGATCAAAGCAAGCATGAAGAATAGTCGCAACTTTACCTTCATGGTTCGCATCAATTTCTTCATGTGAATGATTGATCTTGATCTTTACTTTATTGAAGACAGATTTAGTGCCAACGAAGAACTTTCCGTTGGCAGGATTGCGTCCCCAAACAATGGCAGGAGCACCATCGATCTTGATGGAGATGTTAGAATCAGCAGTAAACCAATCCAGGACAGAGAGGTTACCAGTGAGGATTTGATCTTCAGGATGCTCTAGGTGTTTGTTCTGCATACTATAGGTACACTTTAGAGGTGAGTAACTTTAATTGAGGGGAAGTTTACCCAGTGACTTACCTTTTTTATGGGCATCTATGAACTTTCTTGCTGATGCTTCAGTCCTGCACACTTTGAGTTGCTGGCCATTGTGAAGGATCATCAGTTGATTGCCAAATGGGATGGCAGAGTATTCACCTTTGCCGATAATAAATCCTTCTTTCATTATACTTTGAGAAAAATCGTGATTTTGGTTGCGGTGGATGACCTATGGGGTCAGTGACATGAAATTGCAGAAAAATCAGGGTTTGACCCCTGACTGTGACTGGGTTCTCAGTGAGACTCACCTGCGAACGGTGCTGATGGCAGGTTCTCCCTTCTCAAAGATTGTATCTACAACCGACTGAACTGCGCGAGCAGTGCTGATCCCAACCTTGCTGTACACAGGGATGCACACAAGACCGAACGATTTGCTATACTGACTGAGGTTGCCAGGTTGAATATCACCAGCACGCAACTTAGTGGCATCATCGTGATGCAAACGGATCACACGTCCGATGGTCTGACTGATACCAATAAAGTCCATATTACGCAGGAACAGCACTGCTTCCAGACCAGACACATTGATACCCTCAGCGAGGATGCTGTGGTGCAGAACAACAAACTTCTTAGAGTTGTCCTTGCCCCATGCACTCAGGGTATCAAAGAATACCTCACGATTGACCTTCTTACCATCAATAACTGCACCAGTCTTGGCGGTAATATACATCCAAGAATAACCACGTTGCTCTAGTTCAAAGCAGAAATCAGTTTCCGACACCAGAGACACAATCTGCTTAGTTGCCTTAGCACAGATGAGAATCTTGCCCACACTGTTCTCATCAATGGTTTCTAGCAGATTCTCAGCATCTCGATCGAAGTTAGTCTGCTTTCCCTTTACCATCTCCAGTTGCTTGATGACAACTTTAGGGGGCACAATGAAACCACCTTGAACAAGTTCAGGAGCAGGAACTTTGCAGATTACCTGACCATAAACATCAGAATCATTCATGCCTGGTTTACCCACGGCAAGAGAATGCTTGGGAGTAGCAGTGAAGAAGTAGCAACGACGAGCAGTAGAAGAAAAGTGCTCAGTTGCAGGGAAAAAGTGTCGCTGAACAGAATTATGTGCCTCATCAAAATAGATCGTATCTACAGCAATCTCTGCCACTTGAAGACGTGACAGAGAGTTGTAGGTGGTGACAATCAGACGATGATTGTCTGCATTTGCCTGAACCCAGTTGCGAATCTCTTGCGGACGAGTAGAGGATTCGTGACTTGTTTCACCACTGTGAACGTGCAGAACTTCTGCATTAGTGATAAACTCCAGAAACTCGGAAGAGAGTTGCTCAGCAAGCAGAATGCGCGGGGCAACTACAACAATAGTCTGTGGAGTTTTGGACAGCAACTCACGCAGACAATCGACAATCATGTTTAGAGTCTTACCACCACCAGTAGGTACAATCAGTTGACCTTTGTTATTCTTTTGAATAGCAACATCACAACGTTTTTGGGTCGGACGGAGTTCGATGTTCATCATATTTGCGGTCATACTGTAGGTACACTTTGGAGGTGAGTAACTTTTACTCTATCAAATTTTCACCAGTTTGGTAAACTCTTCTTTCTGATTGTCCTGCGGAAGAAATCGATGCTCGCACTCTGAGTGATGCCAAGGGAGCATGAATTTGTGTCGGTTAGCATCCAAACCAAAGAGAGAGCAAAGTTTTTGTTCGAGTTGAGCTAGTTTATCACTAAAGACTTTAGATCGAGTTGTATCCAAACTCTCATTTGCCATCAGTTTAACTGAGAACATAAAGTGGATGGGTTTGTTTGAAATTACTGCTTGAGATGCAAGGGAAATAATACTACCCCAACGAGAACCAAAGTTGCCCATGTTCACATACATGGTATATTCACTCTCGTTGTTCCAATAATCATCTACCCATTCATCAGTGGCATTATTAAAGAAAACTGGCAGTCGATCATCATTCCAAGATTGGAACCGTTCTGCTCCGTCAGACTTACCAGATACCACACGTTCGATGATAATCTTGTTAAAGATTTCCTTGATTGCACTCTCAGAGATTGCACCTTTACCAAGGAATCGAGTCTCTGATTTGATTTGATCATCAGTTACAATCGCACCGAGATAGATAAGCTCTCGCACTGCAGCATTTACATCCGCAGCAGAAATCGGATTGTAAATATCTTTCTTCTTGATGTTAGATGCTGTTGCAAAACGCACTTTGGCAGCATCACTTTCGAATCGAACTGCTTGACACATCCATCCAGGAATATCTAGGATAGAGGATACAGTGAATCGGTGATCTCCGTTGATTGTTTCTTCGGTGTCTACATCATAGTAGATAACGGGAGCATCAAGACGGATTCCAATATATTGAATATCCTCTTTCAGTTCTTCAACCTTAGCAAGGTCAACACCATTTGCTCGACCAGGATTCTTCCAGTGAGAAAGATCTTCCCACAGTTTCATATGGATGTCATCAATCAGTTCAACACCAGAAACACCATAAGTGCTAGGTTCATATGTCCAATTATCAGGATTACAAGCAATGGCATCCCAATACTGACAAACAAAAGGATTCAGTGCAACAGTTGCCATAATGAAGTGAGTTGTTTGAGTAGAGTCTAACAGATTTGAGGTTGGTTTGTGATGGTAGAGTGTCAGTTCTTAGACTGTCTCTACCAACCGTTGAAGATCTTGAATGATGAACTTCATCACACTTTCAGAGTATCCTACCGCATAAGGATAGGACTTCTCAGTTTCTTCTTCTTTGCTGTCTACATTATAGCATACATTCACAGCACTCTGCAAACCCTCAATAATAGTTTCAAGGGTACTAACAGGCATAGTCACAGTTTTCATGGTGTTACAGACGATTTTAGAAGGGTCTGATGCAATTATATTATAGGTACACTTTGGAGGTGAGTAATTTTCAGACTCCTGCTTTTACAGTGCCATGTGCTAAACCAAGCAGTTTAGTTCTCTCTTTTCCTTTAGGTGCTCTACCATGCTTTTCGGTGAAGTCTTTAATCAGTTCTGCCTTTCTCTTCTTGAGTGCTTCACCCTTTTCTTTGTTGCGTGCTTTATCTCTTTCTGCACGAGTCATACCACCACCAGTTTCATGTTTCCACTCTCTGCGTGGTTGTGATTCTGGTTTCTTCTCTTGTTGTGGTTTTGCTTGAGAGATTGCTTGTGATGCAGTCTTTGGTTGTTCTCTACCACTTTCCTTTGCTTTACGCTCAAGGTATGCTTTACGCTGCCTTTCTTTAGCAGTCATTGCAGCACTTCCCTGAGTTCCTGCAGTTCCTGGTTTTAGTTCAACAGCACCTTTTGGTTTTCCTGGTGATGGTGCAGAAGAACCTCGTTGCTGTCCAACATCTTTACGAGTCTTATATGGTTTAACTGGTTCAGTTTTACCACCACCAACTGCTTTAGTTCTTCTTATCTCAGGAGCAGTTTTCTTACGATCAGCACCTACCTTTCCACCCTCTCTCGCCCTTCTGATTGTTGCAGAAAATCCAAGTGACTTTGATTTGTCTTCAACTTCTTCACAAAAAACCATGAATTCCTGGAAAGTCTTCATTTTCTCTACACTAAATCCTTTTCAGGTATTTAGCAAGAGAGGGTGGTCAGTATCTCAACTGACCACCCCGAGCATCAATCTTCTTTTAGTTTATCTTGTGCAGACTTGCTAATCTTACACACTAGATCATTATCATAAAAATACTTAACTCGTTCTCGTCGGGCAGCAATCAAGAGATCATATTGTTCTTGTTGCTCACGAGTGAAGGTGAAATCTTGTTTCCTCCAAGTCTCACGAAGTTCTTTAATGTGAGGCAGGACATTTACAGTATCAGTCATTAGAATCAAAAATCAAATTCAGAGTTGAAGTTATCAGTGAAGGAGAGATCATCCATTTCGATGTCATCATCCCATCCTTTCATCTCTGGGAGATCAAAGATCTCACCAGGAGCATCTTGGATTTCGGACCAGAGATCGTCGTTCATAAGTGATTCGTGCTTACATTATAGGTACACTTTGGAGGTGAGTAACTTTTATCAGTGCGAACCTCTGATGTCTTCGTCACTCTTTTTCAGAAGAGTTCTCATGTTTGCTTGATGTGCATCAAGTTCGTCACGATTTCTTGTTCTCAACTGACGATTAATTGTTGTTGCTCTCTTGACACTTTGAGATCTTTGCTGAGCAATTTGTTGTGGTGTAGCAGGTTGCA